GATACCCACCCTCACTGGTGGCTACATGGCATTGGATGGACAGTTGGGCATGAAGTCCAACATGAATCTCAACAATAATAAGATCATCAATGTCACAGATGCCACTGATCCACAGGATGCGGTAAATCTCAGAAGTTTGACCTTGGACAATTTCCAAAACTGGGCAGGATCAAATGTTCAAGGCGGTCAGTTCATGATCTTCACTGGCGTTGGCAATACACTGATCAATGCTACTATAACTGGTGATTTAACTCTTGATTTGCGAACTGGGGTAGACTCATCATTAAACAACATAGATGTACAGTTGAATGCAGGTGTGGTCAACAATGCCGAAGTTAATGCAGCAGCGGCAATTGCACAAAGCAAGTTGGATATGGTCATTGCTGCCACACAGTCAGCAGCGCCTACTGGTACAGCTGCCGTAATACAAGCAGCCAACGGTCTCAGCAGTTTCAACAGCTCAGATTTTACAGTTAACAACGGATGGGTCACACTCAAAGCTAACTCTGTACAGCTGGGAGACCTTGAGCAGATGGCTCCAGATACGCTGATCGGTAACAGCGGTGTAAGCACTGCTAACGCTGCTGCTGTGGCATTTACCACAGTGGTTGATGAAGGGTTGGCTATCAAGAAATCACAGTACAGCAGTGTAGGTTTCTTGCGCAGAACCGGTGCATCAACAGCGTCGGATGCCAATTACGTTATGGTGGCAGGATCTTCTGGATCAAGTTCCAGCACTGGCAACGGCGAAGTCGTTGTTAGAGACAGCAGTGGCGATTTTGGTGGTAGAACCATAGATGTGCAAAGCATCAAGATAGACGCTAACTTGGCCATAGATACTGCAAGCACCACAGTCACTGACGGATACATTAGATATTACGGTTTTGATTCAGCAGGTGGTATATTAATACAAACCAGTTCGAGTGTTGCAGCTAATAAAAAAACAGCATATTGGAATAACTTCCATGAATTCAAGACACAGAACGGTGTATCAGACGCACCTATTACCTGTTCTACTGTGACTGCAACTTCTATACAGGCACAGGCGCTGACCACAGGAGGTAATACCACAGTAGGTACTATCACAGGTCGATGGACACTAACTGGCACAAGTCCAAATGAATCAAGACTGCAGGCTACATATTCCGCTGACCTTGCAGAATACTACGAAGGCGATCAAGAATACGAAGTCGGTACTGTGTTGGTATTCGGTGGTGATAAAGAAGTCACTGTAACCAATACACAAGGAGACACTCGTGTAGCTGGTGTGGTTTCTAACACTGCTGCGTTTGCCATGTATGAAGGTTGCCCAGGACTCAAGAACTTAGTAGCCCTGCAAGGTCGTGTACCATGTAAGGTAGTAGGAAAAATACGCAAAGGAGAAATGCTGGTGACCTCTAGAATTCCAGGTGTTGCCGTAGCAGGTGGTAACGACATCAAGGTCGGCACCGTAGTAGGTAAAGCATTGGTAGATTACGATAATGATCACATTGGCACAATTGAAATTGCGGTAGGGAGAACATAATGCCTTTTAATACAAATATAACCCCAGGTCGTGCTCCTATATTGTGGAGTGAAGTCAACGAGGCATTTACGAAAGTAAATGAAAATTTTGACATTTTAGTTGCAACAATCGGAGGTGGTAGTGGACTTACACCAATAGATTTCACTTCGCTGGACACCGATGTTACGCCTACTACAGATAATTTACGCAGCCTTGGTGATACCACACACAGATGGCAATCGGTGTTTACTTCAGAACATACTACCGCTAAACCTCTAAATGGTGTATGGGCTGGCGATGCTCAGATCAAAGGAGTAGGGTATACCATAAATCTACCAGCCAATTCCACTGTAGGTGGAGATCCGTTGACCGGGATTGGTGCTGAGTTAATCATAGACCCTGACAAAACATTCTTTAAAGAAATACAGGTAAACAACGACCTGTCTTTGGTAGCAACAACATTCGGCGACACTGTGAATTTCCTATCAGGGTCTGGCGTCGGACTTGCGGTGAGTTCAGGTGCTGACTCAATTACATTCTCAAACACAGGCATACTAAGTGTGGCCGCTGGCCTAGGTATTACTACTGCCACTGCAAGCGGAGTAGCCACAGTGACCAATGCTGGTGTGCGAAGTCTACAGAGTACCACTGCATTGCCCTCAGGCAGAACCACAGGTGCAGGTATTAACATCACAGGATCAGTTGGTGACAATCTAAGAATTACCAACGCAGGCGTGATCAGCATATCATCGGGTGTGGGTATCACAGTGAGTGCAGATGCTGCCACAGGTGACGTGACTATTACAAACTCAGCTCCGGCGGTTAATGCGTTTACACAAATTCAAGTAGACGGGGATACAGTAAACAGATTGCAGGCCGACGCGGTCAGTGACGTGCTTAATATCAACGGTGGACCGGGCATTACATTATCTAAGACTGTTGGGACAGATACCTTAACTATTGCAGTTAATCCAGTGTTTGATCTTAAAGGTTCAGTGTTTGGAGACGACAGCTCAGTTATTGTTAATGCCATAGATCGAGTAGTAACTGCTGCTGGTGGCTTTATTGGAAATCTAACTGGCAATGCCGCTACAGCAACTACCGCTAACACATCTGTTGCATTAGACATTACAAATACTAATGGATTAACCACTGTTTATTATCCAACCTTTGTTGAAAATAGAACTACTTCACAAACTGTTAGAGCAGATGCTGATCTATCATACAGAACAGATACCAATACACTAACAGTGACAAATATTGCTGGTAACTTAACTGGGTCAGTCACTGGTAATATTTTTACAAATTTAATTGACTCATCGGATTCATCAGCAATAACTGTTACTCCTGCAACAATCTTTAGCAGTGATATTACTGTAGAGAATAATTTAACTGTGAGGAGCAGTTTAATTCTAGAAAAACGGCTGGCACTGGCGGAACTTGAGGGAATAAATGAAGAGCTAAACATTTATTCCAACTGGGTCAAAGACACTGGCATTTCTATATATTCCGAGACTGGCGTAGAGTCGGTAACATTAACGTCAAATCGAATCGTAGGAGTTGTTACAGGAGTTGGGCCAACGCAAAAAGAGTGGGTGTTTGATACCAACGGCCAAATTCAATTCCCCGATACTAGATATCAAACTGGTGCTGCAATTAGCATAGCAGAATTAAAAGTGTTAGTGGCTGCGGCTGGTAGTTATGCTGCATTCCAATCAGCAATAGCAGCATTGGCATAACGGAGCGAATAAATGGCAAAACAATCAATAAACGTAGGTACTACAGCTAACGACAAGAAAGGTGATAGCCTACGAGCAGCGTTCCAAAAAGTCAATGCTAACTTCACAGAACTATACACCGAGCTGGGGTTGGTCAACGATGTCACCCTTAGTCTAGGAGCATTTGAATTTACGGGCAGCACATTAAGCACCACAGATAGTAGTTCTATTATTATTGACCAGGCTACCACCATAACCAGCAACCTGTCTGTAGGTGGGGACATTGTTCCCCAGACTGCCATTGGTGGCAATCTAGGCTCAAGCACACTGCCTTGGCGTAGCCTCTATGTCAGCAACAACACTATCTACATTGGTGGCACAGCAGTGAGTATTAATAGCAGCGGACAGTTAACCGTTGGCGGAGTAGGTGGGACTGATAGATTATCTAACAGCGGTGATGAAGTTGTGTTAATTGGCGGCGCTAATCCCTATGTTACTTTTCCTGCTATCACTGGCGGGGATCAACTACAGATACAAGGTGCTGAAATTAGTTCAGTGACGGGAGGTCTTGCACTTACTTCACAGAGTAACCTAAATATTATATCAAATGGTTCTGGCGCGGCACCTGGAGGATCAAAAACTTGGTCATTTGATGACAATGGCAGAACTATATTTCCTAATGGTACTGTGCCAGAACACAGTTATGGTGCTCTCGGAGATCTAGAAGGTATGGTGGTATTCACTGACCCGTACATTTATTATTGTAAACAAGACTATGTTAATAACTCAACTGACATATGGGTCCGTGTAGCGTGGACTGGCACTAACTGGTAAAAGGAAATATCGTGACCGTTAAAAAACTAGAACTAAACGATCTACATCCTGCTAATCCCTTAGTTGAAGTTATCAATACTGTTAATGAAAATTTTGAGAATCCTATGACATTTAAGAAACTAGAACTAAAAGACCTACATCCCGCTAACCCGTTAGTAGAAGTTATTAATACTGTCAATGAAAACTTTGAGACGCTACAGGACTCGTTGCAGAATGCAGATGTTAGTGGTCCGACGAGTAATGAAACGGTATTGGCATATTATGATGCGTTACCTATTAGTGAAAGGACTGCACTAACTGCCTCACTACGCACAACTGAACAGGCTATTCTAGCAAGAGAGAAAGCAGAACTTATAGCCCGTAATCTAGCCTTGGGTGTCCACACCGGCAAGACCAGAGAAGAATACAGTACCAGTGCTTGGCAAATCAAGCAAGACTACCCAGACAGCGAAGATGGTGTCTACTGGATACGGAATGATGCGATCAACGACGGCCATCCTGTTGCTGTCTACTGTGATATGACCACACTAGGCGGTGGATGGACATTATTGGTTCAAAACACTAATAGTGCTTGGACCACAGATCAAGTATTTCTACGCAATCAAACAGCCGCTCCTAGTCAGTTGGCCCAATACGATACACGAACAGTTGAACAATGCTACAGCATCCTAAGTTGGGCTGATAAGATTAAGCGTAGCGAGTCAGGATTTGATTTTATGATCACTGCTCGTGACCATGGTACTACTGGCGGCGCTTGGACTGCTAACGAACCATACCTGTTTGTACAGACTATTGAACATGATATCAGCATGGGTGACGCACAGTTGGGCACAGAAGGATGGCGCAAGAACATCACAGAATTAGCACATTGGGGACGCGGTGATAACAATTGGAACTACGGTGATAACAGTATAGAAGCACGTATGCCGTGGGTTGGTATTGGCATCAATGCAGGTTGGTTAACCACAGATGGATTCCGTGGCGGCTGGTGGGGCACACTAATTCAAGGTTGTGAAGCGTTCTGGGAGCCAGCACCGTACATGGGCGACCTTGACGGCGGGCCGGGCGTTATCTGGTACTGGGTACGATAATACAATAGGGTAAATATACTAAAGAGAGCGTGATATGACTATACAAACAATTAATATCGGTAATCAAGTAAACGACGGATTAGGCGATGATCTACGCACTGCGTTTCAAAAGGTAAATGCCAACTTCACAGATTTATCTGCACAACTAACTATCACCGCTACCAATGTAGGTACAGTAGGCGTAGGTGTGTTCAAAGAAAAAGTAGGCGCTGATCTGCGATTTAAAAAATTAGTGTCCGGCACTAAAATGCTGTTGAACGAAAACACAGATACTATAACTGTCAATAATACATCTCCAGATGCTTTCATTAGAATAGATACTGATGCTGGAGTTATGTTAGCCAGTACACATCAACAGATCACCATGGCAGGAGTAGCTGCTCCGGGATCGACAACCAGTAGAAAAGACATTGAAGTCACTGCATTCGGATCCACTGTTAGTTTCAAAACTATCATCCCTGTAACTGATATACTTGAATCCTACGACTTCGGTACCATCACTGGATCATACACCAATGCCATGCAAGTGGCTCTACAATCTGCAAACATAGATTTTGGCACTGTTCTACTTCCTGGACGCATAGATCTGAACTGCGGAACAATTGTTTAAGGATTGATCGCATGATAACATGGATCACACCCGCTGGTAGTTTAGGGTTACTCACAGAAAGAGTGCCTATCGATATCGTTCTGCAGGCTACAACTAACCTTACTGCTGTTATCACCTACAGTGTTATCGCAGGTGCATTGCCCCGGGGACTCAAACTAATCAACGGCACAATCAAAGGTTCTCCTACAGAAGTTAAAGTCTATACAGAGAGCAGGTTTGTGATTCGTGCTTCAGACGGGGTAGACATTGAAGATCGCACTTTTAATCTTGCAGTAGATGGCAGCGACAGACCAATCTGGCTTACGCAGGAAGGATTTCTAAATGTTGGACCAGCTGAAGCTTATTTTGTTTTAGACAATGCTCAGGTAAATTTTCAACTGCAAGCACGTGATGAAGATCTCATAGCCGGGGATGTCTTAGAATTTTATCTCATGCCCAACGGCGGGCTTCTGCCTCCCGGTCTCAGTCTCAGCAAGAGTGGTGTGATATCGGGATTCACTGATCCTATATTTGCCGTGGAATACACATTAGAAACTTCAGGAGGGTATGACACTGCTCCTTTAGATGTATTTCCCATAGACTTTGTGGAAGCTCGCAGCAATGGCTACGACACGTTTGTGTTTGATAGTTTTACATTTGACTACAACGAACCCAGCAGAACTCCAAGACGACTAAGCAGGATCTATAATTTCATAGTAGCTGTCACTGACGGTGTGTATACAGAAACTAGATTGTTTAAGATATATGTAGTCACTGAAGAATTTTTGCAGGCAGACAACTCAATAGTACAAGTTGACACCAACATATTTCAAGCAGATACCAGCAGTGATCGTGTACCTATTTGGATCACCGGCAGCGATCTTGGTCGCTTCAGAGCCAACAACTATGTGACTATATTTTTAGATGTATATGATCCGCCCACTCTCAGCGGCACTATTACCTATTTCTTACTGCCTACTAATCCAGACGGTTCACAAAGCACACTGCCTCCGGGCATGGCATTGGATACGTCCACTGGTGATATTGCTGGCTCAGTGCCGTATCAGGCCAGAATTTCCAGAGACTATAAATTTACGATACGTGCAGTAAACTACCCTGCATCACTGGCCTATATATCATATGCCTACAAAGGTGCATGGAACAACTTCACTAATTACAAAATCAATGATGCTATAGAATTCGTAGGCGTCACATATATCTGTGTGCAGGCGCATATCAACAGACTGCCCACAGATGAAACCTATTGGCGAGCAGGAACATCTAAGACCGAAAAAACATTTACTGTTACTGTAATCGGTGAAATCGATAGTGCTGTTGAGTGGATCACTGACAGCGACCTCGGTACTATAAAACCCAATACTGCCAGTGAAAAATATATTCAAGCAAAAAGTCTACTGTATGGCGGAAGAATCGCCTATGAATTTGTATCAGGTAAACTGCCTCCGGGGTTGACATTTTTGCCTACTGGGATACTACAGGGCAAGGTCAAGCAGTTTGCAGATGATGCTGGTCCGGGATTGACTAGATTCTTTGAACGTTCAGATAGTCTTGCTCCCGCAGAAGACAGTTCAACATTGAGTAGAGACTTTTCTGCAGTCTTTGACGGCGGTACCTCTACCTTTGATCTTAAATTTACATTCACTGTGAAAGCCAGAGACAGTGTGAATTTTGTCACAGTTGATCGCACATTTAATATTGCTGTGAGAGTCGAGAACAATCAAACTTTTGCCAATCTCTATGTCAGAGCCTTTCAATCTAAATCCAAAAGATTAGCATGGTATAATTTCATTACAGATGCAACTATATTCAGACCCGCGGATTTGTATCGTTATGGCGATTCAAATTTTGGAGTACAAACGGATCTGCGAGTACTGATATATGCAGGCATAGAAAGTGTTGCTGCTGTAAAATATGTACAGGCCATGAGTCGCAATCATTACCACAAGCGTTTAAAATTTGGCAACATCAAAGTCAGTCAAGCCAAAGATCCTGTAACCCAGGAAACAGTATACGAAATTGTGTATATAGATATCATTGATGATTTAGAAAAAGACGGCAAAAGCATCAGTCAAACTGTGAATTTATCTAATAGTATCAACAGTAAGGTGTTGATCAGTTATGACAGCATCAAAGTAGACAGCGATATTCCGTTTGTCAGTGATTCAGACCATCAGAGAGTATTTCCTAATTCAATTAAGAACATGCGCAAGCAGATACAAGCAGTAGGAGATCGCGATCGCGAATTTTTACCGTTATGGATGCGCAGTACTCAAACAGAAGCAGCTTTTGAAACCGGATACACAAAGGCCCTGCCCTTGTGCTATTGTATTCCCGGAGCCGCTAAGAATGTTGCTGCGAGAATCAAAGCCAGCGGGTTTGATTTCAAAACCATTGATTTTTTAGCAGATCGTTACATAATAGATATTATAGACGGAGAAATAGAGGATAAATAC